AGACGTCGCATGTATTCAGCGATGGGCGTACAAAACGTTGAACGTTTGTTACCACCACCACCGCAACCCATGCCGACGGATCCAGCGGGTGAAAACTCTTTGTTGTTGAATGGCCAACCCGTGCAAGCTTTTCCTGGACAAGACCACGACGCTCACATCAATGTGCATTTGTCATTTGCTGCCACTAGCAGTGTCATGACCAACCCAGTAGTGATGGGAGCTGTGCAAGCTCACGTTTATCAACACGTGTCACTACGAGCTGCTGAATTAGTTGAAATGCAAAACATGCAAGATCCAGAATATTTACAAACGTTGCAAATGTTGCAACAAATGCCACCAGAACAAGCTCAACTCATGACGCAAAGATTGATGGAAGCGGTGGCGCGTGACGTGGCTCAAGTCGAAGCTGGGTTGATGGCACAAGTCAATCAAGCCTTCATGCCACCTATGCCACCACCAGATCCACTCGTGGCTTTACGTGACAAAGAATTAAACATTAAGGCTCAAGACGTTGAAAGAAAACGCGAAGAATTTATGGTGCGTCAAGAGTTTGACGCGCAAAAAACTATGGAACAATTGGCTCTAGCAAAAGCTAAATTAAACGTCACTGAAGAAATTGCCCGCATGAAAGATGATTTGGGTCGAGATCGTTTAGACGCTTCGAATCGAATCAAAGAAGCGGAATTAATTATTAAACAAAGAGATTAGTGGTCAGCGCTTGTGGTTTATTCATCTCTACGATTCTCCCCAATAAATCGAGCGCTGACTCACAATTTTTATGGAAGCAGTTACACTAGCTGATTGGTTACTAAAAAAAATTCGTCAAAGACAAGAAGATATACTTGAAACTTTGGGCGCAGGTAATATACAATCGGTCGAAGACTACCGATTTCACATTGGAGAGCTCACAGCACTTCGCTCTCTGGAATCGGAAATAAAAGAGGTGTTGCAAGAAGAGGAATAATCGATGTCAGAACTAGTAGTTCCAAAACACATCGCAGCAGAACAGCAAGCAGAGGCAGAAACAAAGATTGATGCAGCCTATGTTAAGTCAGAAGAAAGGGTTTTAGACCCAACACTTTTAGACAAATCCCTATTAGATCGAATGCCAAATCCTACCGGATGGCGGTTATTGGTTTTACCTTACAAGGGTAAAGGCGTAACCGAAGGTGGTATTCACTTAACAAATTCAACTCTCGAAAGAGAATCTCTAGCGACGGTAGTTGCCTACGTTTTAAAAGTTGGGCCAACGGCGTATGGAGATACTGCTAAATTCGAAGGTGAAGTTTGGTGCAAACCAAAAGATTGGGTCCTCATTGGACGTTATTCAGGGGCGAAGTTTCGTCTCGAAGACAACCATGAGGTAAGAATAATAAACGACGATGAAATCATTGGAACAATTACGGATCCTGACGACATCAAAACTTTATAGGTGATTTATGGCTGAACAACAAGAACAAACATACGAGCTCCCAGATATTTCTGACGAGCAAATCGAAAAAGCTGCTATGCCAGTTAACAAAAGAGCAGACGATGACGCTTCTGATGAAACTAAATTTATTGATTTAGAAGAAAATAAAGAAGCACTAAAACCACTACAAGAAGATCTGGTGCAAGAAAACTTTGAGACCAGTCCCAAAGTTATCGAAGAGACCAAAGAAAAATCTGAAGTAGAAAAAAAAGCAGCGATAGCACAAAACCGAATCAATAAAGCGGTGGCGCAAGCCAAAGATTTTCAACGCCGTGAGTTGATGGCAGTGCAATACGCTAAAACTTTAAAAGAAGAAAACGATAAACTAAAAGCCAGCAAACAAACTTTTGAACAAGACATGTTTGAAAGTCGTAAAGGTGAAACCGAAGCTGCGATTGAACTAGCAAAACAAGCACACAAACAGGCCATTGAGTCTAACGATGCCGATTCGATTGCTAGAGCGACTGAAGCTTTGAGCACTGCCATTGCTGAGAAAAAATACATCGAAGCTAGTGAAGCCAGAAGTAAAATGGACAATATTCAAACTGCTCCGACAGAAGAATTTGCTATACCTGAAGGCGAACCTCAAGAAGTTCAAGAATATACTCAACCCTCACCCAAGGCACAAACTTGGGCTGCTAAAAACGAATGGTTCGGACAAGATCGAATCGCTACTAACGTGGCTTTGTCGATTCATGAAAATTTAGCCAACGAAGGTTTTGATTTAAATTCAGATGAGTATTACAATGAACTCGACAATAGGCTAAAAGCAGAATTGCCTAACAGATTTAAAAACGTGGAAGCTGACCAAAAACCCGTCCAGACGGTTGCTTCACCATCACGCACTACATCAAGTGGACGCAAACCTAGTAATCGAGTGGAGCTTTCTCCAAGCGAGCAAAGATTGGCGAAACGTTTAGGCGTTTCATTTAAAGATTACGCAATACAAAAAGCGAGGTTACAAAAATCGTGAATAAGGAAACCAAAACTGTAAACAAAACTCCTAGAGCTGAAGAAACTAGGGCAACTAAAAAAGCCAAGCAACCTTGGACTCCTCCAAGTATGCTTGATGTTCCTAACGATCCACCCCCAGGGGTTAAGTATCGTTGGATCAGAGCTGAAGTCCTAGGTTTTGAAGATCGTAGCAACGTCTCTAAAAGATTTAGAGAAGGCTGGGAGCCAGTAAGACCAGAAGAAGTTCCTGGTTACGATTACCCCACAATTGATGAGGGTCGTCACGCTGGAGTTGTCGGTGTCGGTGGGTTGATACTCTGCAAAATAGACGAGGATATCGTCGATCAACGAGATCAGTATTATCAACAACAAACTGCAAATCAAATGACAGCTGTAGATAACGACTTAATGCGTGAAGAAAATCCTGCAATGCCTATCTCTAGGGAAAGGAAAAGCAAGGTAACATTTGGTGGAGGAACTAAATAGTTCTTCTTGATTTTAACCGTTTGGAATTTGAAGTCGAAAAAACATGGCAAACGAAACTACTAAAATAGGTCTAGTCCCAGTTCGTAAAGTCGGTGGATCTCCATTTACAGGCGGCCAACAAAGATACAGAATCGCAAGTGGCGCGACTACTGCTATTTTCCAAGGTGATTTGGTAACTCAACTCACTGCGGGAACTATCGGTAGACATGCAGCTGGTGGTACTGTACCAATTGTTGGTGTCTTTAATGGTGTTTCATACACTGATCCTACAACTGGTGAACAAGTGTTTAAAAACCACTATCCTGGTAGCATTTCCGCGAGCGACATTGTTGCTAACGTAATAGACGATCCAATGGTTCAATTTACTATTCAGTCAGACGAGGCTTTCCCCGTAACTGATTTGTTTGGTAATTTTGACGTGGTTGAGTCTTCGCCTGTTGGTGATACTAAATCTGGAACTTCTAATATTCAATTAGACACTTCAACTGGTGCTACTACAGCAACTTTACCGTTGAAAGCTATTGATATTTCTCAAGATCCAGAAAATTCTGATACGTCTAGCGTTGGCACAAATGTAATCGTGGTTATTCAAAACCACGTCATGGGTGCTAAAAGCGCTGGATTAGCGTAAGAGGTTTAACATGGCAATATCTAGAGCACAATTAGCGAAAGAATTAGAGCCTGGTTTAAATGCCTTATTTGGAATGGAGTATCAAAGATACGAAAACGAACATGCTGAAATCTATGACACAGTTTCTTCTGACAGAGCGTTTGAAGAAGATGTATTACTCGTAGGTTTTGGTAACGCCCCTACTAAAACAGAGGGACAAGGCGTAAGTTTTGATACAGCTTCAGAGTCATATAGTGCTCGATACACTCACGAGACAGTTGCATTAGCATTTGCTCTTACTGAGGAAGCAATCGAAGATAATTTATATGACAGACTTGGTTCGAGGTATACAAAAGCATTGGCTAGAAGTATGGCTCACACGAAACAAGTTAAAGCTGCATCAATCTTAAACAACGCTTTTAACTCAAGTTTTACTGGTGGAGATGGCAAAGAGCTTTGTGCTACTGACCACCCACTAGCAAGTGGCGGTACGTTGAGTAATGAGTTGAGCACGGCTGCTGATTTGAATGAAACTTCTTTAGAAAATTCATTGATCGATATAGCAAACTTTAAAGATGACCGAGACATGATCTTGGCGCTTAGAGGTATGAAGCTAATCGTTCCTACAAATCTACAGTTCGTAGCTGACAGACTCATGGACACCCCAGGAAGAGTTGGCACTTCAGACAATGATATCAATGCAGTAAGAAACATGGGTATGTTGCCTGAAGGTTACGTCGTAAATCACTTCTTAACAGATACAGACGCGTTCTTCATCAAAACTGATTGCCCCGATGGGTTTAAACATTTTGAAAGAACTGCTCTGTCAACTGCGATGGAAGGTGATTTCGATACAGGCAATATGCGTTTCAAGGCAAGAGAAAGATATTCATTTGGGTTCTCTAACCCAAGATGTGTATTTGGTTCTCCCGGAGCATAGTCTTAACAGATCTTAATTGAAGTCTTGATCTCCACTTTATAAATCAGTGAGATTAAAATCAGGGGTAAACATTGTTTACCCCTTTTTTTTTGTTTATAATCGAAAGCACTAGGACAACAATTGTTTTATAGACTGACCTAGCAGACAAGCCAAGACTATAAAACTTATTTCCAATGGAGGAAATTATGGCAAAAAGCACATTTTCAGGACCAGTAAAATCACTTGCTGGATTTATCTCAGCCGGTAGTTCATCAGTAGTTAGTCTAACTGCAGACACAACTTTAACTGTTGAAGCTCACGCTGGTAAAATTTTAACGACTAACGATGCCGACGGTAAATTTACTTTACCTACCATCGTAGCAACTAGTCCCAGCGATCCTACTGATCCTAATCAATTAAATAATTTAGGAGCTACTTATTTCTTTGTAGTAGAAACAGCAGCAACTGACATGGATATCTTAACTGATGGTACCGACAAATTTGTTGGTGGCCTTTACACAGGTGTAGACGATGCCACAGGTAAAACTTTTATCTCTGGCGCATCCAATGATGTCATCACTATGAATGGTTCTACTAAAGGTGGATTAGCTGGTAGTATCGTAAAAGTTACTGCAATAGCTGATAACAAATATGCTGTCGAAGGTTTAATCTTAGGCTCAGGCACTATAGTTACACCATTTGCTGACGCGTAATCAGGAGTAAATAATGGCTGATACAGTAACGTCACAAACCATAGCCGATGGCGATAAGATCGCAATTTTAAAATTCACCAATGTCAGCGATGGCACTGGTGAGTCGGCGGTAAAAAAAGTCGATGTATCTGCTTTAGCTGCTAATAGCCAAGGTGCTACTTGCACTGGCGTCAAAGTAGCTAAGATTTGGTGGGCCTGCCGAGGCATGGGTGTCAACATAGAGTTTGATGCTTCTACAAATGTCTTGATCACAGGCTTACCAGCGGATAGCACAGGTGATGAATATTACGATGAAGTTTTTACTGGAATCCCAAACAACGCAGGATCTGGTAAAACTGGTGATATAGATTTCACTACAGTTAGCGCTAGTAGTGGTAACACTTATTCGATAATTTTAGAATTAGTTAAAACTTATGCTTAAGAGGTATTAAATGGTTTACAAAAAAACAAAAGGATATGCTATGGGTGGCATGGCAAAAAAAACTAAAGGCTATGCTAAAGGCGGTATGTCAAAAAAAACTAAAGGTTATGCCAAAGGTGGCATGGCTAAAGGTACTAAAGGCATGGCTAAAGGCGGTATGGCTAAAAAGACTAAAGGATACGCTAAAGGAGGCATGGCTAAAAAAACCAAAGGTTACGCCAAAGGTGGTATGACCAAAGCATTAAAAACTGCTTTATCTCCCAAAGCTCAACTTAGAAATAAACTAGCTAAAAAAACAAGAAAAAAGAAAAAATAATTAGTGCCAAACTTAATTAGTAACGTCCCATATTTTAGATGTTGGGTAAGGAGAGAGTTTACTTGTAATCACACTGATTATCATGGTCAGTTCATTCATGCTTACGCTATCGCTGTCAATACAATTCCAGATCGATCTTTATCTTTTCAAGTAGTCTTTACTGGTTGTGAAATCGATGATGAAGACTGGCAAGAAGGTAATATTCATGGCGGTGCTATGTGGGCTAGAATGCCAATCCAAGCTTTAGTTGCTGACATACCTTTAGAACAGTGGCCAGAGCCAATGGAAGATCATATTGCTCAACCCTGGGACTGCGAATCCAGAGATCATTCGACAATCATTATGGATCGAGTCAGCTCTAGTCCTTGGATCTGCAAGATAGCTGGTGAGTTTTATACGGGTAAATATTTATTTACGGTAGATTATACAAACAACGAAATAGCTGACGATCCTGCTCAACATAAACAATCACATGTGTTATATTTAACTGACGCTGGTAAGTGGACAGGCAACTTTGTTGCTTTACCTAACAAT